AAAAAAAACACAGAGAGAGAGTAAGACGAGGGGGCGGGGTGCGGGTTTGAGTTTTAGATAGCAATATTATCACCATTTCCCATTACATAACAAAAAAAGAGGAAACAAGAACCCGTTTCCTAAAGACCAAAACAAAAGCCAAATGGCAAGGAAAAAGGAAAAATTAACATTGAAGCAAAAAGCGTTTGCTAAAAAGGTAGTAGAGACAAAGTCACCGACTGAGGCGGCTGATTTGGTGTATGATTGCAAAAATAGGGTATCCGCAGCAAGCGTGGGTAGTATCACCCTAGGGTTGCCTAAGGTGCAAAGGGAGGTGGAAAGGATAATGGACCAGCAGGACCTGACTGATGAAAAAATCGTTAAAAAGCTCAATGAGGGATTGGATGCCAAGGTGGTTACGGATTATAAGGGGATTATTGAAAAAAGCAATGTGCCTGATTTAAAAACTAGGCATAAGTATTTGGATACTGCGGTTAAAATCAAAGGTCTGGAAGCCCCAAAGCAAATAGAGAAAAAATCAATGAATATAGACCTTCAGTTGGAAGCCATGCCCTTGGAGGAGATTATTGTTTTGGTTAAACAACAGTTAAAAATGCTAAAATCGGTCCAAAAATAATGAAGATAAATAAGGAGGAAAAAATGGAGATATTGGAGGGTATTGTTAAGGAGTTAAAGAGGGTTGTTGTTACATACGAGGTGAATGTGCGTCATATTAATAGGAGAATGATGTTGGCTAAAAAGGAAGGGTTGCTTGTGTTAAAAAGGCAGTTGGATGATATGGAGAGGCAGAAAAAGGAGCTGGAGGAAAAACTGGAGGTAGCCCAAGATGAACTCAACGATATATCCAAGTAAGTTTTTTTACTTATCCTTACTGAAGAAGTTAAGAAGGGAGACAGCTAGGTACGATATTATATATTTTGCTAAGTATTACTTGGGTCACATGGTTCGGGATGAAATGCCCTTCTTCCATAAGGAGATTTATAGTTTATTACAAAAGGAGAACAGGCTGGGAATTGCAGCTCCCCGTGGTTTTGCTAAATCCACCCTTACCCAAATAATATACGGTTTGCACTGTTTATTATTCAACGAGGGGGAGGATATAGTATCAATATCTGCATCAGCAGATTTGGCTGATGAATGGGTTAGAAAAATCAAGATGGAGCTGGAAAATAATGAGAAGATTAAGCAGGATTTTGGTGCTGTGTTCCAATGGGGGGATAACATCTCCAAACGCTGGACTCACAACCATTTGATTATTCATAAAGGGGAAAAGGTATTCAGCCAGATTAGGTCACGGGGTAGGGGATGCCAGATTCGTGGCTTTAGACCTACCAAGGTATTTTGTGATGACCTAGAGGATGATGAGTTAGTTAGGAGTGAAGATAGAAGAAAAGAACTTAGGGAATGGTTTTTAGGGGCTTTATTGAATGTTTTAAGGGTGGACCAGCAAATAATATTTATAGGGACAATTTTACATCCTTTATCCTTAATAGCTAAGATTATAGGGAAAAGGGATGAGTTTGTTAACTGGGAGACTAAAAAGTATAAAGCTATCACAGATGGGAAAAGCATCTGGGAGGAGAGGTTTCCCTTAAAGGATTTACTTAAAAGGAAGTTTGAAATCGGCACTTATGCCTTTGAAGCTGAATTTCAGAACAATCCCATAGCATCAGATATTTGTCTATGGAGACCTGAATGGATTAAAACCTACGAAAAAATACCAAAGATTAAGGAAACCTTCATTGCAGTTGACCCAGCTACTTCCTTAAAGGAATCAGCAGATTACTGGGGAATAGTGGTTTGGGGGATTGGGTATGATAACAGGATATACGAACTGGAATCTATTAAGGGAAGATGGGGAACATGGGATGCTATTGATAGGCTAATCCGTTTGTACCAAAAGTACGAACCCCTTAGGATGGGGGTGGAAAAGGAAAAGATTGAAATGATAATGAAGCCAGTTTTACTTAAAGAAGCGAGGAAAAGGGGAGTGTATATGCGGTTAGTATCCCTTGAGCTGGGAAAATACAAGGAAGGGCAAAAAAGGGTATCTAGAGATAAATTTGCTAGGGCAATGACCATAATCCCTTTATTTGAAAATGATTTTGTCAGGGTGAGGTCTCAAGATTTAATAGACCAAATCTCAGTGTTTCCAACAGGAGATGAGGATGATTTAGTGGATGCTGCGGTTCACGGGCTTCACTTAATCCAGCGATATTCAGCGAAAGCTAATATTTTTAAAGATTTATTCAAGACTAGAAAACAGGTCACTAGTTTTGAAATCAAGGATAATCGTATGCCTTGTTTAGCTCCCCCAATAGGAAAACAAAAGCCTAGGGGAGACTGGAGATTATAAAATGGCTTTAATTACTTGCCCAAATTGCTTGGATAAATTCTATAGCAAACATAAAAAGAACAGGTGGGTAGAATGGTTTGAGGGGGAATGTTACCAGTGCGGATGGAGTTTTAAAATTAAAGATTTTGAGTTTGACCTTATTCAGCCTTACAACCCATTATTTGAGGAAGTTTATCATTATCATCCAGAGAAAGCAGCTCAAAAAATAAAAAAACAGAAAGAGTTAGATAAGGAGTTGCGTAAAGCTAATATTGAAAAAAAACATGCCCAAATGGTTAAACAGGGAAAACTGAAACCATGGGATTTAAAATATATTAATAAATATGTGGAGGAAAGAAAATTATAATGGAATACTCACAATATAGTTCGGATTACATTAATCCGGTCACAGAAGAACAATTAGAGCCTACGGTAAAACTATCTGACCAAGAGCTTTTGCAGTTGGCAGAAGCATGGATGAAGGAGTCGGATAATTTTCACGAGGCTTTAAAAAAGATTCAAGAAGTCAATGAGAAGTATTATCTTGGAGACCAAACACAAAAGGACAAAATTCCGTCTCATAAATGTGATGCAGTGGAGAACCTTATATTTATGGGTATTGAGACTATTGTTCCTATAATGACTTCAAACCCAGCTCAGTTTGTAGTGCTTCCAGCAAAATATACAGACCAGTCAGCAGAAATGGCTGATGCCTTGCAGGAAATTTTAAAGATTCAATATGAAAAAAGGAAAGTTAGAGAGCATCTGGAACAGGCAGCTAGGCACATGATTTTGTACCGTTTTGGCGTAATCAAAGTGTTTTGGGATGAGTATATTGATGATTGGAACTTAAAATCTGTCAGACCGCAAAGATTATGGATTCCAAAGTATGGAACTACGGTGGATACAGTGCCTTATATTATAGAGAAAGTAGATATGACTATTACTGAAATCAGGGAATATTTTGGTGATAAAATGGCTAATGAGATTAAGAAAGGAATGAAAAAAACTGAAGATGGTTATGAAAGAGCTGTCACTGTATGGGAAATATGGACAAATGATTTTGTCTTTTGGAAATACGGTAGTTTAATCCTCAAAAAACAACCCAATCCTTATTTTGACTTTACAGGAAGGAAAAAAGGCGAAAAGGATGAATTTGGTAATGATGTTGTAGAGGATGTTTTTTATAATCATTTTAGGAGACCTAGAAAGCCCTATATTATTCTTTCCCCATTTACTTTAGGTAAATCTATTATAGGAGAAACTTCCTTGGTAGAGCAGGGGATACCCCTTCAGGATATAGTTAATACTTTAGGCAGACAAATGGTAAATAATGCCAAAAAGATGGGTAATGCTACTTGGTTGATTGATACAGAAGTTATGGAAGAAGAAGTAGCTAAGAATAAGATTACCAATGAGGAAGGACTGATAATTTATGGTTCGGGGGTTGCAAATGAAGCCCTGCTTAGAAGGGATGCACCACCTCCTTTACCAAACTATATCCCTAATACAAAAGTACAGATTCAGAATTCCTTTGATAATATCTTTGGCACTCATGCCACTTCAAGAGGGGAAAGGGATAAACCAGAAACACTGGGTGGAAGGATACTTTTGAAGCAAGCGGATATTTCCAGAATCGATTTAATGGTTAGAGAAATTGACAGGGCAGTTTCCGAAATAGGTAACTGGGCTGCTCAATTCATTAGATTGTTATACTTATCCCAAAAAACAGTAAAGATTTATGGGGAAAATGGAGTTAAATTTATTAACTTTTCAAGAGATAATATAGAGGATGGAATGGAAATTACCGTTAAGGCGGGTTCTACTTTACAGGTAGATGAGGTATCTCGTAGGAATGAAGCTGTGCAGCTATTTCAAATTGGTGCGTTAGACCCCATTACACTTTATAAAAGATTAAAATTCCCAGACCCAGAAGAAGCTGCTGAAAGGTTATGGCAGTGGCAAACAGGACAACTTTTGCCAGCACAACAAGCTGCAGCAAGGGGAGGTACACCGGGAGCTGGGGGAGCAACACCTGCAAATCTTCCACCGACTACGCAATCTCCTAAAGCGGAAATTGCACAAGCTCGTAAAAAGATAGCAGGTGGTGGTGGGTTATAACTATGCCTTTAACATCAGATGTTTCAAAAAATATTAGAATATTGACTAAGGAAAACAAAAAAAGAAAAAAGAAGCGTTCCCGTAAGCAGATTATTGCTATTGCAATAGATGCTGCTAGACGGAAAGGTCGTAAATAAAATTACATGGGACAAAACCCTTAAAAATGTGGGTTGCCCCCCGTGGAGGACTAAACCTCCTTAAAAAATGTCCAATAATATGGCTGATGAAACAAAACAAGAGGAGCTTGAAACCTCTACAGACTCATCAACTGAAACAAGCGAGCAGAAGGAAACTAAGGATGAACCTAAAGTTCCTTTAGCTCGTCTCCGAAAAGAGACAGAAAAGGTTAAAAAATTAGAGTCCGAAATCCGTGAGAAAGAAGCTAAGGCTTCTAAGGATGAAGGTCGTGCCGAAGAAGATTCTGGTTTCAGTGAGAAGATGGCAAGATATGAGGCAGAAAAGGCTCGCAAGGAGAAGGAAGCTCTTGATAAGTTTAATGCTAAAATCGAGGAATTGAAAGTAATTGAGCCTTCGTTAAACGAGGAACAATTAAGTGATATTATCGAGAAATATGGCGTTGACCTTGAAAAAGGTTTCAAGATTTATCAAGATTTAAAAAGCGGACAAGCTCCTAAAATTAAGCCTAAAATGCCTTCAGGACCTAAAACCAAAGATGAGGTTCAGAAAGAAGAATTTGAACCCGCTAAGGTTAAGTCCACTTGGGATGCTATGAAGGAAGGGCTAAAGAAGCACGGACTAGGATAGTAAATGGAGGATTATAGGTTAAATGGCAAGTGCATTCGGAAATATTGTTACTACAGTTACTCAAGACTACATTGTGCCTAAAGTTACAGATAATGTAACTGGTGGAAATGTTCTCTTAATGAGATTCTTGGGTGCTAGGAAAGCTGCAAAGGCTTGGGGACAGATTTCAGGAGAGCAGTTAAAAGTTCCTATTAAATATCAGGCTTCTACAACTGGTGGATGGTATTCTCAATATGATACCTTTGACACAAGTCAAGACAACACTAGAGTGTTGGCTGAATTCAACCCTAGTCAGTTATATTGGTCAGTAGTAGTTTCCGGTATTCAGCAAGCAGTGAACAAAGGACCACAACAAGTTCTTGATTTACTGACTGTTGAAATGGATTCTGTTGCTACAGATATGGCTGATACATTAGGGACTGGACTTTATTCTGATGGTACTGGAACTTCCAACAAGCAATTAACTGGTTTAGATGCAGCCGTTGATGATGGAAATGGAACGGCTACTTACGCTAATTTAGCGAGAGGTACATACACTACATGGGTATCCGATTTAGATAGTTCTTCAAACTCAATCACTAGAGCCGAAATGGGAGCTTCATTTGATGCTGCCACTATTGGTTCTGACCATCCAACATTAGGTGTTACTACACCTGCTATTTGGACAACGATTGAAGGTTTGGCAATGGGAACTATCAGTTTCAATAACCCATTACCCGGTTTGGCAAAACAATATGGAACTATGACCAAAGCAGGAGTAAAGAAAGGTGTTACTGGTGAATTAGGTTTCACATCTTTATTCTTCAGAGGAATTCCAATTATTGCTGACGAGAAGTGTACTTCTGGTAGATTCTATTTCTTGAACGAGAATCACATGGGGTTAGCTACATGGGCTTATCCAGACTTCCCTGGATATGTGACAAAAGGAAATTACAATGGCTTCTGCTGGACTGGTTTGAAGATTCCAACCAACCAAGATGCTACTGTAGGACAATTCTTATTCTACGGTGAATTAGTCACCAATGCTGTCCGAACACACGCCTACATGACCGGTAAGTCATAAAGATGGCAGATTTAACAGGTTACGCATCAATTTTTAGTGGTGATACCGCTATTGTTGACACAACCTTAAAGCATGCACTAGGAACTAGAGCAAGAGATGTTGACGGCAATGAGTACATTTATGTACAAGGCGTCACTAACGGTGCTGCAGGTTCTTGGGTAACATTAGACGAGGACCATGTTACTACATTAGCTGTTGCTAATGGAAAAGGCAGGGTAGCAATTTTAATGGCTGCTTTAGATGCCACTACTGACTACGGTTGGGCGCAAATTTACGGAAAAAACACTATTGCATTAGCTTTAACAGGATTTGCTGACAACGGTGCGATTTATCTCACCGCAACAGCAGGTTCTATTGATGATGCTGATGTAGGTGGTGACTCCGTTATTGGTGCAGTAGGTCGTTCAGAAGTTTCAGGTGGTGTTATCACTGTTGAGCTCAACTATCCATTCGTGGATGATATAGCTCACGACTAGAATTGATTTCAAGTTCTGTTCCTTCCTTTTGGTATCCTTGTGCCTGTACAAGTTGCCCCTTGAAAGGAAGGAATCCACTTGTAATGAATAAAGGTCGGTGAGTTGCCCCTCACTGAAAAAGGGCATAAATAATTTGCCAATTAATATGCCAAATACAAAAATATTACCAGATAAAGAAGGAGAGTCATACGATACTACTAAAAAATTTACCAATATAGATTCAGAGGACTTTGAGTTTACTTGGGATGGAATAAAATATACAGTTAAAGCAGGAGAAACGGTGACTTATCCTAAATACCTTGTGAATTATGCTGCCATGCATTTAGCTAAAAAGATTGTTAAAAGAGAAGTTAGAGCTGAACAAAAAGATGATGAACATGTTAGACAGGGGATGTATTCAGTTAGAAATCCTGAGAAAGAGATGGAATTACAGCAAAAAATGGTAGCAGTTAATTTCCCCAAAAAGGTGGAGGAAAAACCTATAGAAGGGGGAAAAACGGAGGAGATAAATGAGTTTAAATGTGCGACTTGTGGCTTTCAAGCTAAGTCAAAAGCTGGCTTGAGTGTCCATAGTAGAAAGCACAAATAAAAGGTCGATTTTAGCCCCAACTTCAATGGAAGTTTGGGGTGAAGGTTATAAGTCAATTTCTATTCCTCCGTAGAAATCCTTTAACCTTCATACGAGATTTTGATTGGAGGATAATTAACATGGCAATGGATTTTCAACCAACCGCCTATATTCGTTGTTTAAATGGTATTGTTGATTTAGATACAACAGCCACAGCAGTTAGGTGTGGAAGCAGTAATCTTGAAGGTAGAAAATGGCTTTATATTTATAATGCCTCTAATGTTTCTGTCTTTATTGGGTCGGAGTATCTTTCGGGAACAACTCCAACCACTGTTACTGCTCATATATTGGCGAAATGGGGACAGAAGATACCGAGTGGTGATGCCATCTGGTTGCCGGTTGCTG